TAACTAGCTTTCCATGCTTTGCATATATCGCTGATGCTTGATTGTATACTTCTGCATAATCTGCTGCTCTTTCTTCGTCTGCACTTAATCCAGGAACAACTGCTATTGTCGCTGGGGCAATAGGTTGGGCTGTTTGTATTGGCTCTTGTCTAGGAGAAGATGATTCAACTGGTTCTTTCAGTAGTGTTATGTTATTAGTGGTTGTTTTATAACCCTCGTATGTAAAATCTATACGATATTGCACTGGTGCTGATTCTGAATAATTCAGTGTGTCGGCTTGTATATTAGTAATAATAGGATTATAAATTTCTATAATGTTGGTATCGTCATCAGAAGACTTTCTAATTATCTCTATCTTAGTAATATAATAACGATCATTGGTTAAATTAAAACCCTTGCCACTTTCGTCAGAAAGAAAGTTTTCACTAATAGCATCATCTTTCATAATATCATAATTATCATGCATAGGACTTGAATAATAATGATTATTGTATCCAACTAGAAATCTTTCTATCTCTGCATCTCGTGTGTCATAGGCGGACATAGATATAGGGGTGTAATCAATTCCAGTTTGAATTGTACGCTTCTTATTATATTGATTTAATGTCTGGGTCTTTGTAGAATGTGCCGGCATTTGTATCTCAGATATTCTAGATAATTCAAGAGCCTTGGTACTGCCAATGTGATATATCTTTACAAGAAACTGAAACTTACTTCTAGGAACAAACAGATTTACAGACGAACCGCGCTGGTCTTGTCCGTAAATCTGTGATGCGTAATTTATTATCTTACTCATATTTAACTAACTTAGTTAAACTGTTGTTGCCGCACTACTTTTGTTGGCAAAGGGATTCAATGTAGCTTGATCATAACGGACAGTCATTGATACCTGTACAACATCTGATGTTGCGTAATTCAAATCACCGAATGTGGTGTTTGGAAGAAAACATCCATCAAGTTCCCATGAATCAATAACTGCGCTATCACCAGTACCTTGAGTACCATCTAGTGTTTCAATTTTCATGCTGAATTTATAATCAATGCCAGACCTTGCACTTTCTTGTGATGCATGATTTACTTGCTTGTCCAGTTGATCACGAATCGCAAGTATAACATGGTTATTGGTATCATCACGTAATACTACCGTAACATCTTGCCACATGTGCTTTCCTGCAAGACGAATTTTTGAGTTGTATGTGTCAATAGTGACATCTTCATGATCAACTGATGGTCTTGTTGCACTAATTACATTCTGTGTAACTAATAGCCCTGTTGCGATTCCCAATCCTGTAAATGTGACACGAAAGCGATATTGTAATTTTGGCATCAGTGTTTGTACGGTACTTGTCCCTACTGGTATACCGAAGTTTGATAAAACAGCCATTTGATTTCTCCTTAGAATTTAAATAGACTATCCTAGTGATAGACTATTATATATATAAATGTATTTATGCTTTTTGCGTTTTTATTTTTCAATAAATATTTTGCAATAAAAAACCCACACGAAGTGGGTTTTTTTAAACATTAAATTTAATATTTGTTAACTTAAATCACCAGTATTGACAATACGAACTGGAATATAAATAAATTCACCAGACTTCGTAGGTTCAATTGCAATATCAACATAAATTTCATTGCGATCAATACGTGCTGTTGTGTTATTGGTAGTATCACATACTACGCTGTAATCATACACACCACGATTAGCTTTAATGTTTGTCAAGAAACCCTCAAACGTTGACTTGACATCATCGCGAATCGCTTCGTCATTTGGCTCAAACAAATATGGGCGAGAGATAACTGCAAAACGCTCACGCAAATATGCAACTAAACGAGCAACATTAACTCTATCTAATGCACTTGCTGATGCTGTTAATGTCTTCTGACCAAAGATAACAATACCTTCTGTTGGGAAGTTAACAACTGGATTCAATTTATTCAAATACATTGAATCACGATGTCCTTGTGTCAATGCAACTGATACGAATTCATTTTCTGAGTTGATATAACCAACGTTAGATGCATTCTGAACAACACCACGAGTCAAGCCCGCTGGTGCAAACCATTGGTAACTAACATTATCACTATATGCATAAGTGTAAAGAACACTATGTGATGCTGGTGCAACTACACTTGCGCCTGATACTGGATCAGTAGTCAATACGCTAGGATAGTAAGTTGCTGCATAAGTATTCTTAGTTACTAAGCCGTTTTCGCCATTCTCTGATGCGCCATTTCCTTGTACCCAAGAGATTGCATCTGTTGGAGTCAATCGGAATGGTGCGTCTGCAACAACAAATGCTGTTTGATTGCGATCAGTGTTTAATGTTGTCATTTCGTCCATCAACTCTGGATAGCCAGGTGCTGCGATTAAACGGAACTGAATAGTTTCTTCACGTAGTGCTGTTCCTGCTGTTCCTGCTTGCATTGCTGATGATACAACCTTACGTTGTGCCAAGCGACCAAATGATCCAGCGCCAGAGAATGCATTACTAGCGAAGTTGCGCCATTTCCATGCAGTTGTCAATGTTGTGTCATACTTACGTACTGTGTTCTTTGAACGACACATGTTAACTGCTGATGTTCCTTCTGCATGTAACAATGGGTTAGGACCACCTGCTAATACGTCTGCTGCTAATACATAAGAACCTGCTGCTGAGTCTAAATCAGTGATATCACCAAATACTACACCATTAGATGTGCTTTGATCTGTGTTGTCTTTAACAACCCATGCTGAACCATTACTGCGATAGATAACTGGATAACCAGTTGCGTCAGTGTCAATCCAATAATCACCATCTGCTCCAACTACTGGTGCTGATGATGTGTAAGTTACATTAGTTGCTTTCTTCCATTTCTGTACACCACCATCTACTGCTACTTCAAAAATAGCCAATTCGTTTACTGCTGCATCAAACCAAATAGTGTTATTTGCTGCTACACCAACTGGTGCAGTTGTTTGCACTTTTGAAACCATGTCAACGAATAAATCAGTAGTTGAATTGTAACGATGAATAGATATGAAACCATCATCTACGTCAAACCAAATATCACCTTCTGTTAATACACGTGCTGTTGCTGCTGTACCATCTTGGAAAGTATCACCAACCACACCCGTAGGTGCTGCTGCTTGTACATACATTGCAGTCTTTGATACAAATGCTCCTGCTGCGGTAGTGAATAATGAAATATCATAATCAATGCCTGCGCCAGGTGATGTTGTCTTAATCCATACATCGGCTAATACAGGCGAAGTTGGTGCTGTGTAATGCGGTGACATTGTTGATGATGCACCACCAGTTGTCCAACTAGAATCTAATGCAACCCATGCACCGCCTTCTCCAATCCAATAACGGACGTTAGTAAGAGTTGTTACTTGTTCGATGGTAACATGATAGTTTCCATTAACAACTGTTGCGGTAGGTGCTGCTGCGGCTGCTGCTACAATTTCAACACTTGGTGTTACTGCTGTCCATCCACTTGCTGTGTATTCAAAAATACCAAACTTAGATAGTGTTGGATTTACCCAATAAGTGTTTGTCACTGGTAAGCCGACTGGCTCTGCTGTCTTAGGACGAAGTGCCACTAAATCGACATCTGCACGAACAACATATGCTGCTGATGCTTGACCTAAGAATGAATATGCTGCTAATAGACCGTAATCATTAGTTTCATCGCCTTGTTGTACTGTACTTGATACTGTGCGGAAATCTACATTTCCGAAGTATTGAGTTAGTTCACGTTGTGATGTTACTAGGACCGGGCTTCCTGCTACTGCTGATTTGGTATATTTTGCAATACCATCAATTTCTGTGCCAGTTGGGTCAACTTTGTCTTGACCTGTGGCGATGAAAATCATTGGTACTGTGCCAGCGCCTGCTGGGCCGTATACCGACTCGTCTGTTATTTGTACCTGTGTTCCAGGCGATACAAGATTTGCCATTTTTGGAGTTCTCCTTTATTTTATTTTACATGTAATTACTAGTTTATGAATCTATATCATTGTTAGTATTTAGCGTAAGTTAAAGAAAATGCTCTATTACAGCGTTAACATAGTAGTTTAATAGTGTTCTGTCGGAAGACTTCTAATGTTGATGTGTTATACATAGTATGATTAAATTCCCATCCCGCCCAACTAAATTCACTTGGGTGTACATCTGGGAATGCTACTTCCATATGATTACCATGATCGTATATTTGATATTCTTCTTCTGGTGGTGTGGTATTTGTGGTAACTGCAATGTCCCACCATTTTGGTAAATCATGTCTCCACACAGATGCAGTAGTTCCACCTAATCGCTTGATTACATCTAACTCGTTGAAGAACCTACAATCAGAAATAACAACATTATTATCAATTTGTAAAATCTTACGTTCTGCGGCTGCTACCCATATATCTGGATTAAAATGTGTGCGCATCACATCTGTACCGATATACTGTAATGCATATCTAGGTGTAAAATTAGGTATTCCTAATCTATTAGACCACCATGTGTCTACTTTCTCTCTCCAAACCCTACTCTCAGATGTATTACCTTCTAATAGAGTACGATCCCAACTAAAAATATTCGCAACAGCATCTTTCAATACTCCTGCGAAACTAACTCTTTCAAATCCTTCTTCAATCAAAAAACCTGCTGCTGTGTCTTTGCCATGTCCGATCAATCCACAAATACCGATCAATTTATTTTTCATATTACCTTCGTTTATTATGTTATCCTATTACAAACCCTAAACCACTACTTCCGTCATTGAACAACGTCAATTCCGTTTCCAACTTGTCAATTTCTGCTTCTGCCGATGCTTGTAGTTCACCAGCGTTCATTGTAGTACCACCTTGTGGTCCTGCGATCTGTGCGAACTTACCACGTGCTTGTGCAAGAATTAATTTAGCATGACATAATGCAAAATCCTTAATCCAAGGACCAGCGTATATATCTTTTAATAAAGCCTCTAATGGGCGATGATTGAATACGTGAAGAATACATATATCGTTTGCTTTCATCATTCTATGAAGAATTAATTTACTATCTGACTTACGCCATGTAAACATTATCTCTGCACCAAATAAACGACCCATTGTTTCTCTATTCTGTTGTAAGAAATCAAAACTTGCTAAACCACCACTGCGACTTGAACCTAATAAATAAGTATTCAAGTAATTTGCTTGGAATGGTTCAAAATCGTTTCCAGTTCCCGATGATACACCAGTTGTACGGCGGTATATATCAGTTACTTCGTCTATTTCACTAGGTAATGTATATTCTGCAACATCTTTCAATAATTCTAATGAAACATAACTTTCTTCTACCGAATTTTGTGCGCGTTGACGATATTTTTCTACTGCTTTCTTGATTGATAGTTCATAGTGTTCTGGATCTAATTCCACGTCCACCATTTGACCACCTAATCGTAGTTCTATTTCTTTAATTAATTCAGATTGTGCCGACATAACTATATTCTCCTATTATGTATATTTATCAAATAGTATACCTATTTGAACACTGCAAGAATAATAGTCTCGTCATTAAAACGACCATTCAATTTTGTATCAGTGGTAGTCAATGATTTGAATGTCTTTAATGCTTTCGGCTTGGTAATCTTCTTAAATTCTGGTAAAACATCGCTCGGCTTTCGTAATGTCTTCTGTGTGCTAACCTCTTCGTTAAAGTTTAATAACGTAGTTCCCTTAACTTTGAAACCATCTGCATCAATTGCTACATATAATCCTAGTTTTCGGTTCTTACAATTAAATACTACTGCTGCTACTGCACCAATTAATCCACTTGGTGCTACACTCGCAATACCATACGAAGAATCATTTGATTTAAATTTCAATTTAGATACTAACTGATCTGCTGACTTCTGCTTTACTTTACGCGGAGCCTTTGTTGCTTTTTGCTCAACAATAACAATATCACACGCATCAATTATCTTCTTGTGCATTGCGATTATAGCCGCCAACTGCTTTGCATTGAAATGCGAATATGCTTCTGCTAATTGTTCACATGCATCTTGATCTTCTTCGCTTAATTTCTTGAATGCTGCTGGTTTTGGGATTGATGCTGCTTCTAGCAATTCTTCATATACATCACTATAAAAACTTTTAATGATACGAGCGTGATTTGCCTTTGCGTCTGCTACAATCAAAATTGTATGGGGATCAAACTGTGCTACTAACTTAATATCACGAGATACTACAAAATCTTCAATACTATCATCAATCGGTTCACACATTATAGTGGCTGCTTTGCGCATAATATCTTGAATGCTCGGTGCTGCACTAACTGCGACTGCACTAACCTCTTCAATTAACTCTTCATTGCCAACAATGAGTAATCCTTCTGCGATCACATCTGCAATACCACCAGATACAAATTCACTAACTGGTTTTAGTTCAGATGAAGTACCTTTCAGTCCGCGCCACATATCTGCATGATTTTGTTGTAGATCAGGCATACCAGTAGTCAACAGTTTTGCGTAAATTCCAACTTGCACTGGAATATGTGATACTGCTTTTGCTGCTTTGATATCTGATGCGCTATATTCGTTTTGTTTCATGTATTCATACACATAACCACGCAAATCTGCTGTCTTTACATTCTGATAATACAATCGTGCAAACGCTGTACGCTCTTTATGGAATTTATCACCAGACCATGTTTCTGCCGAAGACCAATCAGGATCAGTGAATCCAGTCTTCCGATTAATTTTTGCCCTAGGCTTCTTGCGAGGTACTTTGATGCTAATTGCCATGTTATAATTTCCTTTCGTGTTTGATTTAAATATACTATACACTACTTATAGTTTTTTGTCAAATATTATAG